ATAACCAAGTCCCGACATTGAACCCTGTGTGGCTCCTATCGGTATTCCGGCATCGTTCCCATCGCCAAGCTGACGGATAACCATCCGGCAGGAAACTATTGTTTTTTTATCTTCAGATGCTTCCGCATTGAACGAATCAATAATAATTGCCGCATCCTCAAGCATTGTGGCGCAAACGGATAATTCTGTTTCGGACATCTGGCGCGTCATTCTTACCTGAACATCCTCTGTTGTTGCATATGCCATTTTTACCACCTCACTTCTTTTTCGCGGTTATTTTCTTTGCCGGAGCCTTGCGGGTAGCGGCCTTTTTCGGCTCCGCTTTAGGCTCGGCTTTCTTTGGCTCTTCCTTGACAGGCTCCGTGTCTGCCGTAGCAGAATCAGCGGCAAGGACACATCCCGCCGCTATGTACTCGTTAACACGATTTTCTGCTACAAACATTTCTGCCTTCGTCCAAGCGTTTATCATGCGAACCATCAGATTGAATGTACGCCTGTTGCTGTGAGCTTGTTGAATACAGAAGTATCGGCACGGAAACCGACTTCGATTTCTGCTCTTACTGCAAACATGTTCTGCTGGAACAGATTGATCTTGTGCTCTGCATCGATCTCAAGCGTTGCATCCTGTGAGAAGTCAACTTTGACACCCTCAACCACGCCATACATTGCCTGTGTCCAGTCACCGGCGATACCAACAACTGAAGGAGAACCGGCGATAAATGCAGCCTTCGTAAGGAAGGTCTTTGCTCCGAGTATCATCGGAACTGCGCCTTCAGATACGTTGTTGATAAACAGCGGACGATCATTGTTATCTGTCTCGGCAAGCAGAACACCCTTCATCTGCGGTGATACTGCAAAACCATTCAGAAGGCCGCCATGAATTGCGATATCTGTATCTGCTGCTACAATACCTGCATAAGCATCGCTTGCAAGGCTCTGTGCGGTACAGGTTGCGAAGTTATCAAAGTCTGAACCGGGTTTGTCACCCTTGCCGAATACGGTTGCATCAAACTTCGCGCCGAGTGCCTTCGGAAGTCTCTGAACAAGTGCATCGTAAAGAGCACTTACATCGCGCCTGAACTCATTTGAGAAGGGAACAATAACCGCAAGTTTATAAGCTCTCATGATCTTTGTTGCAAGGCCGGGATTAGATACGGGCTTTGCGGATGTCTCACCAACCCATGATGCTTCGGGATCTGATGTGATTACCGGAATAGCCACACCGTTACCGGGAAGCCTTACCTGTCTTGCAAGATTCATTATTGCGGATGATTCCTGCGCTTTCTGTAAAATTTCGTTTGATACGCTAACAGGAAGGTCAATGTTAGTCCTGTTAGTAGCTGTGCCTGTTGCCATAATTACTTACTCCTTTTCTTTAACTAAATACCTGGCTCATATAGTCAGCGAACTGTTGCGCTGTCGAACCTTCAACCCTTTTCTGGATCTCCCCGCCATCTCTGACCACCGGATAATTTGCCGGATTTGCTGTTTTGAATGACAAGATACCTGCCGCCTGTTCATTGCAAGCATCTTCCGTGTCACCTGTCAGCAAAGATGCGGGTACTCCTGTTGCCTGTGCAACCTTGTCACGGATTGTCCTGACCTCTTCCGAGTGCTTCATAGCAGACAACTCTGCCTCTAGCTTCTCTGCGCGTTCCTGTGCCTTCTGAAGCTCCGTTTTTGCATTCTCTTCGATTTGGTCGAGCCGCTCCGCCTTTTCCTTCAACGCGTCATAATCGGGGTATTTCTCCCTCTCACGTTTAAGCCGTTCACCTATAATCTGGTCAAGCTCTGACTGCGTAAAGGTCTTTTCGGCCTGTTCTGTAACCTCGGTTGCTAATTCCTGTTTCACAGTTTCTTTGTTATCCATATTTAATTTTCTCCTCTTCGAGTGCGTTTATTCCGTGAAATGGTCACGTACCAATGTATGAAAAAAGAGCCATATTTGGCTCTCTAATCAACTTTTATTTCTTCAGCGGCACTTGCTTCACGCTCTTTTCGTTTTTCGTATGCTGACCGCTTCTGTGCGTTTATTTCATCCTTGTTTTCGGCATATGCTTCGCGCCGCATGGCATTCAACTTGTCTTTGCGGCTTCCTCCCGGATCTGCATCGTCATACATTTCCTTATATTCTTCCGGTTCATAGCCTTCCACATTCAAATTATCGTTGAACCGCACCATGTAAGTACAATCACAATTCGCATGGATGTGTTCAGAATGGTTGTTTAATCCCCATTCCGTCTGATTTTTCCATCCGGCAGATGCCAACATGATACAATATGCGCAAGTATCTCCGGACGGGATCCATGCCACCTGTGCGCCGGTATGTCTGCGCTTGCTTCCCTTACCCTTCGGTCTGTCGCGGTAAGCATTTGATAGCATCGTGTCTGTTCCGGCCATCTTCACAAGCCGCCCTACACCCTGCGCAAGGATCTCTTCATTGCCTGTATTCTTTATGATGCCATTAACCGTCTTTGCAACTTCGGAATAACTCGCCGTTTCAGCAGGAACAGCCGCCGCAACTCTTGCCCCGGACAATTCAGCCACCGCATCATACATTTCGGCTGATAAAGCCGCGGATGCTTCGCCGTATTTGTTTGAAACATAATAGGCATAATCAATAAGCTGTGTCCGTTCTATTGCTTCAAATCCGCCTCTGCGTGCCAAATAAGCCGTAATATCATCAACAGCCTTATTATTGATTTTCCGGAGCCGCGATATATACTTGTTCCACTGTGCCCTCGTTATTTCTGCCATTGTCTATCTCTTCCAGAACAGCCATGCCTCTGTTTCGTGATTCCTGTGCCTTTATCCTGCGGATATCAGCCTTGTCAAATCCGATCATTTCAAGGAATATATCAGTTTTTGCAAAATTCTCACGGGCTGACGCTATCTTGATGGCCGCATCTGCTGTCATGGCTACTGTAGGCATGGCGGGGTTTTTGAAATGCGCCACAATATCCTGTTGGTCTTCTGTCAAATCTTCCATTTTGACGTTATTGACAATAGCCATTGCCATGAGTGCTATGGTCCGGAGCGAATTGCCGTTCCCGATGTTCAACTGTTCAGCCATACCAACAAGCGTTTGACTTTGAGCAAGGATCGCATCGGAGCTTGTCGGATTTGCATCATTCACAACGCCTGTGTCGGTCACGGGCAACCCTGAAGCAGCAGAAAATTGTGTTGCTAGCATCCGGAGCATTTCAACATGCGGGGCAAGTGTTCCTTGTTGTAACTGTCCGAATGTCGGCTTTTCTCCTGTTTCGGGATTTGATGTACCGGCAATGATTGCCCCGATATACTGCCGGAAGCTATCATTTATGATCGCATCATACTGGTCATCAGTAACACCAAGTATGTATTTCTGCGGTGATGTTGCAAATTCAAGCCCGATTGTGGCATTTGCCACCGTTCTTACATATCCATCTATCAGCCGCCTTATCGGTTCTTTTATCCGTGAACGTCCGAAGGGTTTATTGCTTGTCGCATTCCAGATAAGCGCTTCCATCAATGGCCGCCCCATCTTATGCGGGTATTTTGCGGCCGTCCATGTGTTGCCATCCCTCTCAAACACCCAAACCGCATTATCTGTGTAATAATTCACAAGCGATGGGGACCAATTCAGCGCATCAACTTCGTCCGGAGCCGTATCTATAATGGCAAAACCTCTTGAAATACGCCCTTTTTCACCATCCCACAATGCCGCCGCCGTCTGTGGGGAATGAAAACGGATCTTGCAGCCTATCTGATCGTCTGCCGTAAGTGTTGCAAAAGTACATCCGAATTTCAGCTCATCCCGGCAAGCCTTCGCATATTCTGCAACAAGGTCATTATCAATGGTGAGCTGGTCAAGGTCTTCGATCTCATCGCCGTTTGTCCCAACAAATCCATCAAACATTGACCGGGCCGCCAGAACATCAACTGTTTTTGCGCCCCATGCACACCCGATCTCTAAACCGTGGAATGTCCGGGGCAATGCAAGCCCTAAATTGACGGATCCAAGTGTTATCTTGCCTTCATAATATGTGTTTTTCTGCTCATTTTTCGTCAAATGCTGCTGAAAAACATCAAGTAACTGCTGAAAATAAGAGACTTCGTTTATATCAAGTCCTACAATCTGGTCCGGTACGATGTTAAACTGCATTTTGGTCTCCTTAACATCCAAACTTCATTTTGCGCGTAGGATCGCGTTTGCTTGTCTTTGCGCCGTACAATGCCAGGGCGCATGCCTCTATCGGAGCTGAATCCTCTCCGCCGAACCCCCAACCGCCGGATATCGGCCTTTTTGAACTCGATAATGCACTATTGCGCAACATTTCCTGACTTTCAAACCATGTCACGGTATGTTCACTTAACGAATCCATTAAAAGGCTGACCGCCGCGATAACTTCCTTTGCTGAAGGTCGGATTATGGAAAATTTGCTTTTCCAAACGTCTGTTATTTTTTCCACAAGCACATCAACACCGTTGCGACCATCTATCACAACGCATGATGCCTTGTTGTATCTCTCTTTGAGCCAATCAGCAAGCCATTGTGTGCCAAGCCCTGTCGGTCTGCGTTCTATCAGTTCAACCCTTGCCGGTCCTTCTGCCGGAATAACTGCCACACAAAGCGCAACTTCCGAACCATCCGGGCTGAACTTGATGCCGTAAGCCGTTTTACCTGTCGGAGCAACCTCATTTGATTTGCAGCCATCCCACGCATCAGCCGTGATCGCATAATCGACCTTTGACACGATAACAGGGGACCACCAACCGAGACGCTCACGGGCAAACCCATCAAGACTCATTGTCTCAAATTCATTCAGGATTGTTTTTTCTGCTATACGATATCCCATTGCGGGATTTGTTTCGTAAGCGTATTCAATGGCTTTATCAGCGTTATATATGGCATTTTCAAGATTGCTTGTTTCCACGCTCCATTCAAGCCACCATACATTGCCCTTTTCTTCGCTATGCGCTATTCTGTGCATATCTGCGAATACTGTGCCATGACAGGTAGCATTCGGAGGCGTGCCAACAAATATCTGTTGTGGCATTCTGTCAACATCAGCAACGTCCGATGCCGCCGATATAACCGGAAGCATGGCTTCTTGCTGCTCGTTGGTCAGCTCCTGTGCCTCATCTATGACAATTACGGAATATGTACCGCCTCTGGAACCACTGTTTGTTCGTGTGGCAAATTCTATGCAACCGCCATCGTGGATCCTGCCGTCATCGTCCTTCCAATCATTGAAATATATCCCTTCATATCCGCGAACATGGCTGATTTTCTTTACATCTGCCGCGAAGTCAGGATATCTTTCCGGGCTTTCAAACAAATTACACATCGCGCTAAACATTTTGTTTGTTGTTGTACTATGATGCGCGGAATACAACACCTGCCTGTGTTCAAACACGCTCATATATACGGCATAATAACGCGCTGCGTATGACTTTCCGTTTTGTCTCGGCTTTGAAATGCCTATTGTAAGCGCTGAAGGCTCGCCGTTCTTATTTCTGGCAAGCATCAGCTCCAATTCTTGCTTTTGCGAAGGGTAAAATGTCGCGCCGCCTTCTTCCTCGAACATTTCAACCACTTCACCACCGTAAGAGTAAGCATAATCGCCGATAACGGAATATGTCGGCTCCTGCCTACCTGTTTTCATTCTTTTTCTTTAGGCGGTCGTGTTTTGAAACTCGTTTTTGTGTCTCATCAGGAAGTGCCTCGATCTCGGCCATGACTTCCATCAATCTTTTACTGTTGGATGCCATATCTCTGCCGGAATCGCAATTCTGAATTGTTTCTGCGAGTTTATCCCTTAATGCTATTAGTGTTGCTCTTTTGTTGCCACTTTTAGCGGCTTCAATTAAATCTGTCATGCCCCACACTCCTTGAGTTTTAAGTCCTCATGTTCGACTATATATTCCCAATGATACCCATACGCATTGCCGGTATTAGAATTATATCCCCGGCATACATTCTGAATATGTTTATCATTCAACCCTAATTCGCGTTTGATCTGTGCGGTACTATCCCAAATGCGAATCAATTTACCATCTAGCGAATATTGTGCTGTCTTTTTCTTATTCGTGCATCTTGCAGAAGCATACATCCGGGCATGTTCTCTTGACATTTCTTCTGTATAATCTGAAGTAATATTCCCTTTTTGATAATTACATTTGAAATGTGCAAGCCTCACATTTTCCCATTGATGTTTTCCGCCTAAGGAAAGAGGAACAACATGATCTATACTCGGATAGTTATCTTTTGTAATAAATGCACCATCTGTTATTTCATAATCATCCCAGTCACAATAACCGCCACATAAATGACAAATTCCATTGTCTCTTTTATATAATTTTTTCAGTGTAATATCTGTATCTACAAGGTTGCTATCATTTATCCTATTGTCAGCGCGAAAATTCCTTTTTCTTCTGGCATATTCTCGCGAGCATTCGTGTGAACAAGTGCGATTTACTTCTTTGTCAAGGCAATAAAAAAGGCTTCCGCAGATTACGCATTCACGTTCTACTGTATGAGCCTTTTTATAAAACTCTTTTTCTATTCGTTTTACTTCCTGACGTTCTATGGCTTTTTGCTTTTGTATAGCAACATATTCCGCCCAAGAATGCTTGCTTCGTTTATCCTTGTATCCGGGACGCGGCTTTGTATTATGATATTTACGCGAACATTCTTTTGAACAACACTTTTTTCGTTCTATATAAGTCTCGAACTCTTTCCCGCAAACAACACATTTTCTGTAATATGGGTCAGGATTTGTGTTTGTTATATGCCCCTGTTTTATATGATAAGCCGTATTTCGGCAATGTGAACTACAATAAATCTTGTCAATATGATGCGCTATAAATTCTTTTCCGCATTGTTTGCATACCCTCTCATATCGTACCGGAATATATGTCCTCATTTAATTACCTGCCTTCCGTAATCTGCCTATAAAAAAGCCACAGAAGGCACTAGGCATTGTGCTGTTCGGGAGCTACCCTATCTGTGGCAAAAAAATATTCAATTCAAATCTGCACCCATGTGGAAAAGGAACACGCTCCATGCGGCGCT